CCGTCTTGCAGTCGTGAGCGGTCACGTCCGCCAACGACAGGGCGTTGTGGATGTTGGCCTCGACGAACCTCGTCGCGGAGTAGTTCGTGAATCCGTTGATCGCCGCGACGACGCCGTCGATGTCCAGGCCAGACAGGGCGATGGTATGGTTTTCCGCCCCCCCGCCCGAGGAGATCAGCACCAGTTCATTGGAGGCGACCGTGACCGTACACGTCGCTGCGCTCCCTGTGTAGTGGACCGAGAAGGCGTTGACCCATGTTTTAAGATCCGGGTGGTTGTAGGAATGGCTGGCGATCTCCTCGCCCATCCCGAACAGCGTCGTCAGATCGCTCCCATGCCCCACCGCCCCACTGACGACCGCCTCACAGTGCGTGGTGTGTACGCCGTGAGACGCCGCAGCCTGGGCGATGGCGAGGTCGTAAGAGGGGTTGGAGTAGTCGTCGGTGGCGACTCCGATCATCGCCTTGACGCTTCCGCCGACGACGGGGTAGCCGTTGACCGCCGGGCGGGCGTTGACCCGGTTGTGCCCTCCGTCGACCAGCGTGCCGGCGTTGTAAATCTGCGCGGTCGGCGTCGCCACTGGCGCGCCCCCGGTCACGACACAGTAGTCAATGTCGAGCGTGCAGCCCGCGGAGTTGATGATGCTGGCGTACGTGCTCCCGCTGCCGCCCAGACACAGCCCCGTGACGAGGCAGTTTCGCATCGTCAAGGACGAGGCCGAGGCCAGCCAGATCGCGCCCTGCATGTCGGTGAACACGTCGTTGTTGAAGGCGATCCCGGTCGCCGCGACGAGGTAGACCCCGCCGCCCGCGGTGCCCTTCCGTCCGAGGCAGTAGTCGAACGTGTTATTGGAACAGTTGTGGATGTAGAGTGCTCTGGAGTTGGACCCCTTGAACGTGATCCCCTGCCAGGTCCAGTAGTTCTTGACGTGCTCCAGCGCATCGCCCGATGCCGGAGCCACCGTGACCTCGCCGTCTCCATACGCCCGGAAGGTGATGAGCGACCCCGCCGATCCGCTGGCCTTCCCCGACGTGGTCAGGGCTTCCGCATAGGTGCCTGCGCGGATGGCGACGGTCTTCCCGGCCACCGCGACGTTGATCGCCTTCTGAATGGTCAGGAACGGACCCACCGACCCCGTGGTGTGCGCCGCCGCCGTCCCATCGTAGGAGTCCGACCCGCCCGTCTGCGCGACGTAGTAATCCGCCGTGAGCGTGTTGACCGTCTGCACGGCCGTGCGGCTGGTGCCGCTGTAGGTCGCCGTGATCGTGCTCGTCTGGTTCGACGCGACATTGAGCGTCGTGACGGCAAACGTGGCGGCCGTATGGCCCGCAAGAATCGTGACGCTGGCGGGCACCGTCGCCGCGCTCGTGTTGCTGCTCGTGAGCGTGACGACGATTCCGCCGACCGGGGCCGGGATGTCCACCGTGACCGTGCCCGTTGACCCGACATTGTTCGTCACACTGGCGGGCGATAGCCCCACGCTGAGCAGCGTGATCGTCGCCTCTGACGCCTTCGTCAGCACGAACTCGACGGTGCCGACGCCCGTCTGCGAGGTATCGAACGCCCACGCCGCCTCGAAGACTTGCGTCTCGGTCGTCCCGGCTCCGATGAGCGCCAGGTCCTCGGCCGCGAGCGTGACCAGCACGTTGTACTGGTTCGGCGCGGTCCCCTGCAGCGTGTTGTAGACCACGCTCCCGTTGATCCCGTTCAGGATGTTGCGGTTCTGGCACCCGTTGATGATGGCGCCGGACGACTTGACCTTGTGCGTCAGCGTCAGCGCGGAGAGCCGCGCCGCCGCGTTGGTCATGCCCGTCGTGCCGTTGAGCTCGCTGATGAGCAGCTTCAACTGCGAGGGCTGGCCCGAAGTGTAGGCGCCGGTCAGAACGATGCTACTCATACGTGTTCCAAAATTGCCCCGACCACGCCGGACTCAGAGAGAACCGCCCCCATCAACCCAGAGACGCCAACCGTGGGCGGAATCACCGGCGGGGTCACCACCACCAGCGGCGCATCCCACTTCGCCAGGAACGTATGCGCGACGGTGTCCAGGTTCATCGCGTAGATCGCGCCCGTCGTCTCGTCGCCGACGAGATGCTGCCCGCCGAACATCGCGTGACACCGGCCGGGCATCGGCTGCCAGGTCATCAGGCGGTCATCCCAGAGCGCCCGCTCGTGCCACAGCCCCGTCGCCACGTCATAGACCCACGTTGTCTCCCCGCCGGGAATCGTGACGACGTAGAACGCATGGCCCTCGTCGCTGTAGCTCCAGCCGAGCGCATCCTCGACGCGGCCCGACTGGCGCATCCGATACTCGACGGCCTGTGTGCAGACCCGCTCCGGCGTGTAGCCGTTCAGGCGCCAGATCAAGCCCTTGCCGGTCACGTCCTGGCCGATCCAATAGACTGTGTTGTCGAGGATCTGGAGCGACCAGGGCGAGAGGACGCCGTGCTCGATCTCCACGCCGCCGATCTGCTCGAACGGGAAGTTCGACGCGCCCGTGTTGCCCCAGATGTGCGTGTGCTGCGACCCGAAGAACAGCAGCTCCCGGTGCGTCGACACCATCGCGAGCACCTGGTCGGCCGAGGTCGAGATGGCGCCGACGTCCAGCGCGTTCCACGAGGTGCCGTCGTAGAGGGTTGAGAGGTAGAACCGGTTGCTGTTCGCCATCAGCGCGACGAAGTAGCCATCGCAGAACGTCGCGCAGCTCACCGGGTAGGGGGCGCTGGCGTCCGACACCTCGGCGAAGTCTCCGCTCCGAAGGTCGTAGAGGTAGAGCCGACCCGCCGAGGTGATGAGGAGCTGATGCCCGTTGCTGCCGTTGCCGGTGATCGTCGCGGGCTGGCCGTCGACCTGCACGATGCCCCGCTGCACGCCCGTCTGGTTGAGGAACAGCTCGAACAGCCGGTTCCCGACCACGGCGAAACAGCGGTTGTCCATGCTCCAGAGCGCGCGCGCGGGGCCGCCGGGAAACACGACGAACGGCGCCATGCCGGGAGTCGAACGCATGATCATCCGGGTCGCGCCCGTGCCCCCGTCGACCACCTCGGGATAGAGGTTCACCGACCGCTCGGCGTCTACGTTGGGCGAGCGGGAGGGGTTCGACGGGCCAGCGAGACCGGGAATCCGCATCGGTTACGAGTCCGTCAGAATGTTGTAGGTGCCCTGGCCACCCGTGAACGCCGGGTCAAGCGACAGATCGGTCATGCCCACGTTCGCGCGCTTCACGTCGTCCAGCGCGTCGCCGGCCTGTTTCATCACGAGCGGCGAGATCGCGACCCCGAACTCGGGCGCCAGTTCCGCGGCGAGGTTGAGCCGGAGACACCGCGCGTAGCCGGGCGCCATGACGTAGCTCTGCGTCAGCGAGGTCATGGTGGCGATCGGCGTCAGGGTGTAGAGCGTGACCTGTACGACCTGGTTCGGCACCGGCCACACGAGGAACGTCCCGGTCGGCAGGCTGGCGTGGTAGTGGTAGCTCGTCGGCAACCCCGACGCCAGCGACTTGGCCCGCACCTCGGCCCACCCGTCGTCGGTCAGCTCGTTCAGCGGCTTCTCGATCTCGGGCGTGACGCCGGGCAGGATGAGGCCGACCCGCTCCAGCCGCGGAGGGCGGTCGAGCACCAGGTCGCACGTCGCCGCGGCGCCGACGGTGTAGTCGCGCTGGTTCGCCACGAGCGTGAAGACGTGCCGGTCGATGTCCAGCATCATCTGCGGGTGCAGATGCCAGGAGTCGATCAGGTCGTTCAGGCGCGCGAAGGCGTCCGTCGCCTCCTCGGGACGCAGCGACTCCCCGGCCCCCAGCGCCCCGATGGCCTGGAGGCTCGACGTGATGATCTGGAGCGGCGTGCGGGTGACCATGCGCTACTCCGTGACGTGCTGATCGCCGTCCGCTTCCTTCCGGTCGAACTCGGCCTGCGCCTTCTTGCTCATCTTCTTCGCCGAGTACGCCGTTTCCGCCGCGGCCTGCGCCACGGCCTGTTCGCACGCTTCGAGCACGTCCCTGGCGACCTGCGGGCCGCCGTAGACGAAGCCCTGGCGCCGCGCCTCGTCCCAGTCGTGCTCGTCGGCGACGATGACGCCGTCCTCGTTGATGCGCCCGTCGTCGCCCTTCCACGCGCGGTAGACCCAGGTCGGATAGCCGGTCGGGTGCTGGGCGCCCATCAGCGATACCTCAGCGCGATCATGTTCGTCGCGCTCGTCGTGGTGGAGTTGACGCGCTTGATCGCGATGGGCAGCAGCGCCCCGGCGATCACGCCCGTGATGGTCACCGTCGTGTCGTTCTGGAGGACGGCCACGACGATGCCGGCGCCGCCGACCAGCACGGCGTCCGTCAGGCCGCCGTCGACGTAGATGTTGACGGTGTCGCTCTTGGCGAGCGTCTGAATGTCGTTGTACGGCTGCACCTGCTTCATCGCTACGTCTCCCACGGAATGACGGCGAACGCCTGCCCGTTACGGGCGAGCGCCCGGTTCCACGTCCCGTTCTTGTAGGGCCACACGTCGCAGTTCATGATGTGGCCGAAGTGCGTCGAGGGGTCGCCGTAGAGCTGCACGCCCGCGCGCGTCAGCCGGCGGCAGAAGTCCATGTCGTCGCACCACTCGTCTTCGCGCCCCGCGAACTGCCCCAGCGTCCACCAGGGATGCCC